TCAGAATATACACACCAGCCGGAATAACCGTACCGTTACCTGTATTAACAGCAGCAACAGTAGTGGTTAAAAAATAGGCACCAGCGGTATTGGTCTGTGCGCCAGCAAGGATGATTTTATTGGTACTTAGTGACATGGTTAGCTCCTTATATGCTGAGAGAGTTGTAACCCGACACCACTGACATCGACTTAGGCTTAGTTGAAACCAACTCAGCAATCATCAATACAGCACCAACATAACCAATCTGCCAGTTAGGTAGAGTCGATTCAAAACCAGTAAACACGAACGAACCTTGCTCATGGATATAAAGCGACAGGTAGTTGGTGTTCAGGAAGTAAACCGTACCTTCTGGACAGTAGGGGTCAGGATAAATAGGTACACCAGCAACCATCAAAGCACGGAACGCTGCTTGTGGGCCATTGGAGTCGCTGTCAAAGCCGGAACCCGGAGTGATGACGTATTGCTCTTGACCTACAAAGTCTTGAGCCAACAGAGTCCATGTACCAAAACCGCAAACACCGAATGAAGGCACTTCAGCACCGTTTTTAACAGTACCAGAAATGTATTGCAGGATGTTTTGACGAGTTGGGTTCACGTTACCGGCTGTGTACGCCTTTGACTGCCACCAGCTATAGGCTGAACGGCTGATATTGCCGTAGGTGCCTGAAGCTGAAACAGCGGCTGGCAAACCAGTAAACTGTTGCGTGTTAGTGCTGTTGGTGTACAAGGCAGTTGCCATTGCATCCATCATCACGTTAGTCGCATCGTTCATACGGGCTTCAATCAATGGAATGATTGCAGCGTCTTGCTGAACTGCACCTTCCATACCGAGGAACGGTACTGGAGCAATCATCAGTTTCAGGTCGAACTCAGCGTTGAAAGCACCTTGCTGGACTGATGGCTGGTTAAACGAACCAGAGTAATCAGACCATTGTGCGTTCACAAACTGTGCGCCCTGAACGGGAACGGTTACGGAGGAAACACCGCCGGAAGCCTGTTGCGAGTTAGCAATCAGAGCCGCCATCAACGGAGTCGAGTTATAGAGTTGAACTACCAGCTTCGGAATGAACGCACGCCGTGTGACGTAAGTCAACTCGGTATATTGCGTACTACCTGTTGCTGGAATGATACCGCCACCAATAGGCATGGTTATCTCCTAAAAAACTTTATCCCCTACTAAATTAAAATCCAATGGGTCGCTTATTTTGACGCAACTCTTGGAGTGCTTTTGATGCTTCGTCTCTAGCTGCACCGACAGGGTTCTTGTAGTATTTACCTAGGTCGAACTTACTGACGGCTGACGGGTTGTAACCTGTTGGCGTTGGTGTAGCGGATTGTTTCATCCACTGCCAGTATTCCGCAGCCGATTCGTGGTTGGTTATGCCTTTTTCCAGCATAATTTTCTCCACTTCATGAATATCGTCTTCATTCTGCACAAAACCTTTTTTCATTAGCTTGTTACGGCGTGATTCAAGGTCGCGCACAGCATCTTGCTCTCTGTCTTTCGCATCACGTTCCATAAGCCGCTGTTCTAGCTTATCAACATACGATTTTGTGCTATTTTCAATATCCAGCTCAGGAATGACGAGGTCTGGCTTTAATTGCTTCGTTAAACGCAGAACATCTTTTCTAGTTGCTGGATTATCGGAAAGTTCACGCATTAACAACGCTAATTGGTCGCGTTGTTCAAAAGACATATCTTCAAGACTCATTTTTATCCCCTAACTACGTTAGATTACTTTTTTACCGTCACCGGGTTTTTGAACACCCATCTTATTTTTGCTGCCAATTTTGCCAGCAGCATTAAGACCGCCAAATTCTTCATAGCGGGGAGGGTTCGTTACAACACCGTTTTGCTGGTTGTTGTCGGTAGGACGGCGAGGGCTATTAGCACCTCTTGGTTTAAACAGGTCCATGTTTTTTCCTTACATTGGAGTGGGTTGAGGTGAAGCACCGCCACCACCGGCACCGGGCATACTCATCGGAGAAGGTGCTGCTCCGGGCATTGGCGGGAGGTTCGGGACCATCGGAGCTTGCGACATTGCACGGCCTTCAGGTGTTGCGCCACCGGCTTGCGGCAAGTTCTGTAGCATCTGGATAATCTCAGATTGCTGGAGTTCATTTGTTTTCTGCTTGCGAGGGCCAATCAAACCACTCAACGCACGAATAGCGTTTAATGCTTTTTGACCTTCAACGGATTCACTGCCTAGACTTGGCAAGGCTTGTTCAATCAAATCCATTGCCATTGAAATGTTGACTAGCGCACCTTCACGATTTCCCATCTTAGGTTCTGGTGTCGACATCGGTGCCGACATAGGAGCCGTAGACGGGTCAGACATTGCGGTGGTGTCAGGAGGTGGGGCTTCAGCAGGGCTACCTTGCTGTTTGCCAATCAATTCCATTAACTTATCGGGTGGTACGCTCATAAATAACCTCTATCGTCAAACTAGACGCGATTAGACCAGACTATCAGCAAATGTCAAGTGGGGGAGTATTTCCCCTCCCCCTTGGGATTAATCCACAAGGGACTAATTACTTGCGACCTTTACGGCCTTTACGTTTCATGCGTGCCATGGTTTATCTCCAATAAGCAGCGGCCAACTTAAAAGAGGAAGTCAGCCATACCTCATCCCTTGCGGGAATTAACGACGGGTCTTACGACCGCGCTTCATTTTTTTGTACATGATGTACTCCTATCGTTCACCCATACGGCCCGTCTTTCTTGCTTGACGGGGATTAAAAGACTTTATGCCCGACACCCGATACTGCATAGATGGCGCAGCCTCGGTCCTTTTCAATTCGCCGGTCTGTACTCTCGGCTGGTCTGCTTTTGGCGAGTAATCAGGTTTAGTTGCCATTATCCCTCCACTGCTTTCAAATCAGGTTTACCTTCAGGTTTTGCTTGAGGCTGTTGCGCTTGCATCTTTTCGCGCTTCTTCAATTTATCTATTAACAATTGTTTCATTGGCGGTTCAAGCAAGTCAAGTAAAGATTCCTTGTCGATAGCCTGTGCTTTAAACAGGTTGAACGCCAACTGACGCATATCTTCCGTAAATATCGGGCTGTTGGAGTGAGCGTCCACTTTCACAACAAAATCTTTGGTGAATTGTTCAGCAATGAACTTATTGCCTTCTTCATCCATAAAGTGCGTGTCATCGTAGGTTTGCATTAACTTTAGATAGAGTGTGGCTACCTTTTCCAAACTGTCTTCAACGATTAAGGCACGTTTCTTTGCGCGAGAACTTCCAAGACGGGCCAACTGAGAAGCATGACCAGCGGAGCGAACGCCTTGCTCACCACGACCAGACAGAACGCTTGATATTCCAGATGCCTCTGCAAACATTGCGTCAATTTCATGGATGACCTCAAATAATGTTGCTGGCATTTCAGGTGCAATCGAATCCACCTTCGCATTAGGCATATCGCTTGAGACGAATGAACCCGGACGGTCAAACGCAAAGGCTTTCTCATCTGTTATGCCCATAAAGCCAGAGAAGACTTTGGGAGGAGAGACTTGTTTAGACAGCAGGTCTAAAATTTCTGACATACGATTGTTTCGTATGGCTTGCAGCAAGTTCAGACGCGCAACTTCACTCTGACCCCAAAAATAATCAAACTGTGGGTTAGGGCAAATCTGAATAAACGGCAATTCACCTTTTAGGAATACTGAGGCACCCGGACGGTCATAAATGAAAATGTCAGGGTCAGCCATCGTGACCACTTGGTAATCTTGTGTTTCATCGTTCCACACCCACAACTCATACATCTTCACGGTGTCTTCAGCGACACGGGCTTTGTAGCGGTTCGTGCCGGTCAAGTCTAGGTTGACGTTACCGTAGATGGTAGGGTTGGACTGAGAGAGAATAATGCGGTCAAGACCTTCCGGCATATCCTCAGTCTTCGTATTCATGGATGTCTGAATACGTTTGACGATACTTTCCCGTTTCGGGTGGCTATACAATCGATTGTATAAATCGGATTTCGTAATGTAATAGGTTTGTACTATTGCTTCTTGTCTGTCTGCGTAGGTAACGTCTTCACGCAAGACGCCCATTGAACTTGGCTCCACCATGTAGGGGTGGATACCATTGTTAACTACTAGCTTGATGAATGTGGAGTTAAAGACTAACGCCCACGTCAGAGCAGAGGAGAAGACTTGGTCGGCATTAGAGTTTAGCCACTCATCATTTAAGGCTAGGGTCAGCCTTGGAATCTTAGTGTGTTCTTGACCGGGAACTGCTGCACCGACATTGATAGAAAAGCGTGTAGTCTCTGCTGAATAGAGAAACGACGTTAGCTGGTCAATGTGCGGATAAATCTTATTGAATAAGGCGGGATTTTCATTGGCACCAGCACCGAACAAAAACCAAGAGCGCAGGGAGGCGTAATCACCTTTGCGCTCTGCCAAAGACACCATGCACTTTTCGATTAAGTCGCGGTAGAAGAACTCACGCTCTAGGTCTTTAGTTGGTATCCGCATTTAGGACTTCACTTGAAGGTTTTCATGGTCAGCTATATAACTCGCCGCCTTGGGTCCTGTCAAGTTTCCGGCGTCTCTTGGGTTCATACCGACCGATTCTCCCATAACTGAGCGTACAGCACCGCCCTTTATTACATTTCCCAAGCTATAACGGTTATCCCCGCCCCAAATAGCGGCATCTCCCGGTCTTGGCTCTCTAGGACGCTGAGAAGCGATAGCTGCTTCCTTCTCAAGCTGCTTTTTGGACGTTTTGTTCTTTCTAGTAAAGAAACCTGACTGATTCTCCCCTTCACGGGTCGATTTGACGTTTGTCATGTCAAAGTCCATCGCTAACTGCTTAATTGTCTTGTCGTTCTTCTTTGTGCCGTCTGACATCAAGCCTACCGCTTGCAAATAGACGATTGATACCTCCTCGGCACAGTCTTTCATGGGGCATTGCCCCTTTCTGCTTTCAAAGTACCCATGCTTTGGGCATTTGTAGTCATGTAGAACTGCCATTGTTATCCCCTTCAAATAATGGTGGTTGCGAATAATCGTCTATATTCCTCATACCTAATCTAATCCCTATCTTCCCATTAATCATCTGTAGGCCAGTAGTGGGTAGTATTCTCGGTTTAGCTTCTCTGCGGTATTCGATATATTTGCTGCGGTTACGCAATTGCATGATAGCTACCTCGCCGCGCTGCCATGCTTTGTAGCCTTTATCGACTCTGCGCTGGATATACTCGGTTAATGGTTCTGAGCGATACCAAAAGACGTCTAGCAGGTGGGCTTTATTGACCCCACACAAGTCAGCAAAGAGCTTCATGGAGATGCCGCGCTCCTTATCCCGTATGAACCGACGCATTTGCGCCATTAGTTCTTTCTTGGTTAAGACGTCATTGACCATATACGCCGATAGCCTTCAAGTAATTGGACACACCCTTGCCAACAGATAACTGCTCCGGTGTCTTTTGTTCTAACTCTCTGGATACCTTGCGACTCAACTTGCGCTGGATAAGCTGCGGCTGGACTTGTTCCGAGTAAGCAGCGCACGCCAAGGCCATTGCCATTACTCGGTCATCCTTATTGCGACCAGAGGCTTCGATAGATGCCCCGTCCCGAATAATGGTCTTCATTTCCTCAATGGTGTCCACCGAATAGACGTCTAGCATCTGACGCTCAAACAAGTCTTTGGTGTAGTTCATCATTCGCTCTTTGGTTGCTGCTGTAGTTAGCCAGCCTAAAGAGTTGGATAACCCGCCCATCGTGTCATTACGTCGCCAGATGTAGTTTGACATGGACCCGTAGACGTCCATTAAACTCTTGCCCATAGCGTTGCCCATGCTGGCAGCTTGACGGCGTAAGTTCTTAATCTCATTTAGCACAGCTTGTCCCGGCCCGTTAACCTCCAGATTAAGCGTCGAGTTTTTGTAGGCTCCTGCCAAGTGAGCAATAACCCACGCAAACTGGTACGTATTGAGTTCTGAAGTGGCGAACTCAGCGACTTGTTCCATTCCGTCCGAATAGCAGCGGAAGACTTGAACGCAAAACCTATCAGCCCAATCAGAAGAACCATAAGCAGGGTCTGCACCGATAACGTAGTAAGCGGTATCAATGGGGTCCTCCCAAACCTTTAGTGTTGACAGACGCTCAGTAGACTTTAGCACTTCCGTGTCTTGGAAGTTCACACCCATCGCATAACGGTAATGGTCGCAATCAATCTTCTTCGCAATCTTCATGGCGTCAGTACACCGCGAGTTGGAGAAGAAGCTAGTCCCCGTCATGACGAACGCATAGTCTTCGGTCGGCGGGAACTCTTGATACATCAAGGAGTCATCCTTAATGCCTTCCAACATCTTCCAACGCCACCACGCCATCTGGCGCGAGTTAATCTCAAAGTTGTAGAGCTTCTTAATATCTCGCGTCCACTCTTTTTCTTCAGGTGTGAGTTTGCCGTCCCAATAGACTTTGTAGACGTCAGTGTCAGGCGCAGCAGAATAAAACTCATTGCGCCACCAGCCACAGAAGATTGCTTTCTGAGTTCTCGCTCTCTTGGCTGTCACGTACATATCGTGAAACATATTAAAGCCGCGAGCAGTGGACTCGAATATGTAGAGACGCTTTGGATTAGTTTCTGCAAGCGAGGCCAGCAAGGAGGCTAGTCCTTCTTCATCGCCCCACGAAGACGTCTCTGTGCCGTGAAGGAATGTGATGCCCTTGCCACGACCAAGACTTCCTTTCGCTCTAAGCCCTGCGACTTGATAAAAGATACGACTTCTGTTTTTGAGGGCAAGCGAGTTTCGATTGTGTGCAAGTATGGG